CCCGGCGAAGGCAGGCGAGTGGATGAACCGAGAATACGCGCTGCGGTATGCAGCGGCGGGGTTGCGTGTGCACCCGCTTTACGAGGTAGACCCCGTCACGCAGGTATGCGCGTGCCAAGCGGGCGCCGCCTGCCCTGAGAAGCAGCGAGGGAAGCACCCGCGCCTCGGCGGCTGGCAGACGAAGGCGAGCACGGACCCGGACACCGTGCGCGCGTGGTGGACCAGCTGGCCTCGCGCGGGCGTGGGCCTCGCGACCGGCAGCGCCTCGCGGGTCTGGGTGCTGGACCTCGACGGCCCCGAAGCGGGCGCGTGGTACGAGGCGCAGCTCGCGAAGCACGGACCCTCCCCGACGCTGGGTGTGGAGACGGCGAGGGGCTTCCATATGTACTGGCGCTGGACTGAAGGCGAGGTCGTGCGGAACGCACAGGGGCTACAAGCGGCGGGGATCAAGTCGGTCGATGTCCGTGGAGACGGTGGCTACGTCTGCGCCCCGCCCACCGTCCACCGGTCGGGCGCGGTGTATGCCTGGCGCACGGACGCAGGGTTCACGCGCGAGATGGCGCAGGCGCCGGCGTGGTTGCTCGAGCTGGTCAAGGAGAAGCCGAAGCCGCCACCTAAGCGGGCGATCCGTGTCGAGCCTCGCGTGCCGTGGACACGGGACGCCGCCGACCGAGAGCTGGCCCGTATGCTTCGCCTTGACCCATCGGCTCGTGTCTCGCTGGGTGCCAGCATGGCCGGCGACGTCATCGAGGGCGCAGGGCACGTGCGCCATGTCAGGTGCCCGAAGTGTGGCGATAGGTCCGTGTGGTGGACCATCGCAGGACCGGGGCACGCCAAGTGCTCGCACGTGAACTCATGCGGCTACGTCGCTCCCCTCATCGAACTCTGTACCTAGGAGACACCTCATGCCTACCCGTGAAGAGATGCGCCTCGCGCTGCACATCGCTGCCCCGTCCGACGAAGAGGACTTTGACCTCGCGCTTGAAATGTTCCCGCCTCGCGTAGTCAACGGCGTGATCGTCCCGTCCAAGCCGCGCGACACGCTGAAGAACCTCGACAGGATCCTCCGAGGCGACCCGATGTTCGCGCACGCGATCCGCTACTCGGAGCTCCAGCAGAACATCATGGTGCATGAGAAGGGCATCTCCGACCTCGACGTCACGGAGATCCGTCTACAGATCGCGGAGCGTCACGATGTCGAGTTTGAGAAGAGCGTGTCGAACGATGTGCTGGCCCTCATCGCGTCGAAGAACAAGTACCACCCCGTCAGGGAGTGGCTGACGTCTCTGGAGTGGGACGGCGTGCCTCGACTGTCCACGTGGCTCACCCGGTGGGCGCAGGTCGTCGACACCCCGCTCACCCGTGCCTACGCCCGTAAAACCTGCATCGGTGCGGTGCGCCGCGTGATGGTTCCGGGGAGCAAGCTCGACACGGTCCTCGTCATGCAGGGCGGTCACGGCAAGGGCAAGTCGACCATGATCCGCACCATGGCGCACGACGCGGAATGGTTCTGCGATACCAAGATCGAGTGGGACTCCAAGGAGAAGTACGTCGCCCTGCAAGGCGTCTGGCTCTACGAGCTGGCCGAGCTGGCCGGGAAGCGGAAGGCAGACCAGGACACCGTGAAGTCCTACATCAGCAGCGCCGTCGATAAGTACCGGCCTTGGTACGGGAAGCATGTGGTGTCGGTCCCGCGCACGTGCGCCTTCATCGCAACGACGAACGACGAGGAGCCCCTGCATGACCCGACCGGCAACCGCCGGTGGTGGGCCGTGTCCATCGACACGGTGGACATCGAGCTCGTGCGCGCGGAGTACGTACAGGTCTGGGCCGAGGCGATGCAGGCGCACCGTGACGGTGAGAACCATTGGCTAGAGCCCGAGCTGGAGACGGTGCGCGAGGCGCAGAACGCGCTCTTCGAGACGCAGGACCCGCTCATGCCCCGGCTCGCGGAGTTCTCGCGCACGCATCCCCAGTTCACGGTCGCCGACTTCCTCGAGGACTACGAGGTCCCGGCCTCGCAGTGGGGCACGATGTCCACCCGCGTCGGCATGATGATGGCGCGGATCGGGACGCATCGCCGCGTCGAACGCAAGGTGAGCGGGGTGAAGATCCGCAAGTACGAGGTCATCGTGCCCTGAGGTGGCACCCTTGGTGGCACCCTTCAAGGTGAGGGTGCCACCCGAATAACGTAGGTTGAGGCTGCCCTAATCGCCCGGGACACCCAGCCCCAACCTTAAAGTACCTAAACTATAAGTAATGTCTGACTTATAGGGAAGGTAGGAGACCCACCCTTGGGGGTGGGGAGGGTGCCACCCGGGCCAACCAGTAGGAGGGAAAGATGAGTAATGACGTAGGGATCAACTATCAGGTGTACGGTGACGGACCGTGGTTCCACCTCATGTGGGTGACCAAGGGTGGGGCCGTTCGGGAGGAGGCGCTGGACGCTAGGCGCATCGTGCGGGTGACCAAGTCGCACATGGCGGACTACGGTCCAGAGGGTTGCTTGATTACCATCGACGGCGACTCGACCGACCTGTACCTGCCCGGCGTGACCGTGATGGACATGCTCGACTACATCCACGGTGCCCTTGCGCCGGCCGCAACGGTTGACTAGGTACTAGGTGTTCGCCGGTGTCGGGAGACGCCTGCGGACGTTGGGAAAGCGTCCCGCCGGGGGTAATGGTGCTCCCGGCGGGCGTCCCCGCCTCGTGTATACAGGGGGGTCAAGCCGGGACCGCGTTAGCTTGTCGACTTTCTCCCGCTCCCCGCTAGACTTGAACCAAATCGGAGCACCATGCGAACCCGCAGCAACACGAAGTCCACGTTCCTCACCCCTAAGGACGCGACTACGTGCACGACGGCTGAGTACTTGGCGGCATCTGTGGAGCAGCTTGAGCAGGCGGTCCTAGACGCGAGCGACTCGCGCAGCTGGCAGGCCGTCGGATCTCTGAAGCTCCGTGCTCTCCAGGCGCGCGAGGCGCTCGACATCGCACGCGCGAAGGAGTCCTCGCCTGACGAGGGCATGAGCGACGTCCAGCTGGTCGGCATCATCACCGCCGCCATCGCGCAGCTCCCGCCGTCGCTCCTTGACCAGGTAGAAGACGCCGTCGACATGAAGCGCCGCGGCCCCCGCCTCGTGCAGGTTTCGTGACCGGTGGGCTAGCGAACCTCGCGCGTGCGGTCGACCAGCTCCAAAAGCGCACGGTCGCGGACCCCCTCGCCTACTGGACTCCGACGGCACCGCAACTTCAGTTCCTTAGCGACCCGTCTCACATGCGCCTCGCGCGAGCCGGGAACCAGGTGGGCAAGACCACGATGGGTCTGGTCGACTGCATCTACCGGTGCCTCGGAGGGTCCCCCTACCAGCCCGTGCGCCCCGCGCCGATTGAGGCGTGGGTCATTGTCGAGAGCTGGGAGAGCTCGCTCTCTGTGCAGGGCAAGCTCTGGGCTCTGCTCCCGAAGGACGCGCTGGCTGACGATACCGAGTACACGACCGGGAAGGGCTTCCGAGGCCGTCACCCGATGGTGCGGTTTAAGAACGGCAGCTTGATCCGCGTGCGAACTTCCAACCAAGGGTCACTCGCGCTCGCCGGCTCAACGGTCGATTACGTGATGATGGATGAGCCGCCGCCGGAAGAGATCTACAACGAGGTCGTGCCGCGCGTGCTTCGCAACCACGGGCGGATCGTGTTCACGCTGACGCCGGTGGGTGCGCCGCTCGGCTGGCTCCGCAAGCTGGTGGACGACGGGAAGGTGCGCGACTTCTGCTTTCCGCTCACCGTAGAAAACACGACGCCGATCGGCTCGCGTCCGCTGATGTCTGCCGAGCAGATCGAGTCGTTCAGCGAGGCCATCCTCCCGCAGCAGCGGGCGCAACGGGTGTTCGGCGACTGGGAAAGCCTGTGGACTGAGGGCCGCGTCTTCCGGATGTTCGACCCAGCGCGTCACGTGAAGCCGGAAGTCCCGACGGGCGAGGCGATGATTGGGATCGGCATCGACCACGGGACCGAGGCCGGCGCTCAGGTCGGGCTCTTGGTAGCGATGGTGCGCGACGGTGGCGAGGGCCAGCCGCGCGTGTGGGTGCTGGACCAGGTACAGACCGACGGGCAGACCACGCCCGACCAAGACGCCCGGATGCTGCTCGACATGCTGAAGCGCGCCGGCCTCATGTGGGAGTCGGTCGACCTGTGGGTGGGTGACCGGCGGGTGTACGGTCGACGGAACGGAAGCCTCAAGTCGAACGCGATGCTGATGTCTGCGATGGAGCGGGCGCTGCGCCTGCCGACAGGTGCCCTGCCCTTCCGCATCCGGACGGCGCACAAACCCGCCGGGTCTGTCTTCGAGGGCATCCGGGTCCTCAGCGCGGCGATGCTTCGCGGTGACTTCTTCGTCCATCCCCGGTGCAAGCGTCTAGCGGACGACCTGCAACGGTGGGACGGTCGCGAGGCGTCCGAGCACAAGCACTCCATCGACGCACTGCGCTACACGCTGGAACTAGTGACCCGCCGCATGCACACGCCCACCGTCGTCCGGCTAGGTTAGCCGGCTGTAGGGGACTACTATGTACGCCTTCTCCCGTATGCCCGCGCCTCCTGCCCCGAGCAACCCCGAAGAAGCCGCGCGGTGGAACCACACGCGTCACCGTCGGTCGCTGATGGAGGGCACGTGGCAGCTTCTCCTCGAGGACCGCCTCCAGCAGCAGCTCGGGAGCACGCGCCGCCAGGCGTGGGGAGTGCCCGACCTGAGCGCGAACCCGTTCCGGGTCATCTCTCACGAGCTATCGACGCTTTACGATGCCCCCCCGGATGTGCACCACAACGCCGCCGAGGATGCGGCGACGCGAAACGGCGGGACGTCGTCGGCTGACGCGCTGGTCGGTGGCGAGGGGCTAATCGCGAAGTCGGGCGTCTGGTCGCAGATGCCCCGTGTGCAGGCGATGGCGATCGCGCTCCGGGAAATGTGGATGCGGATCGACGTCACGGACGGTCGCTTGACCTACCGGCCTGTGTCGCCCGACATGATCGTGGCCGAGGCCGACCCGCAGCGCCCGACGATCCCGCTGGCCATCGCGGAGATCCGTCTCCGCAGCCTCCACGGCGAGGCCGTCTGGTGCTGGGATGTGCTCGACATCCGCGACCCTGCCTTCCCTCGCTACGAGGTCCGCAAGGCCACCGATGGCGCCGGCTTCGGGGAGGACGTCACCGTGCACGTGCTCGGCACGAATGACGAGAAGCGCAACCAGGCAGACCCGGAATGGTCGGGCGCAAACTACCCGTACCGTCGGACGAGCAACGACGCGCCTGTGCTGCCGGGCGTGCTCTACCACGCGAGCAACTACGGGGATCGGCTCTTTGACCCGTTCTACGGGATCGAGCTCTTCGAGGGCAGCTTGTCGCTCTCGGTGTTCTACTCCTTCCTCGCTCACTGTCTGCGAGACGCGTCGTTCCCGCAGCGGTACGCCATCGGCGTGCGCGTCGCGGGTACCGAGATGACGGACGGTCTGACGCGCGGCGTGCGTGTCGAGGTGGTTACCGACCCGACGACGATCCTCATGCTGGATGCCGCGTCGGAAAGTCAACCGACTGTCGGACAGTTCCAGGCAGGGGCGGACGTCGCCACTCTGGAGACGACGATCGCCTCCATCGCCCACCGCTTGGCGACCGACGCGGGCCTCTCGCAGACGGACATCCAGCGCACGTCGGGCAGCGCGAAGAGCGGCTATGCGATTAGTCTTTCCAACGAAGGTAAAAGGCAGGCCCAACGCCGATACGTGGTGCAGATGCGGTCGGCTGACGAAGAACTTGTCGCCAAGTCGGCGATCCTGTTCAACCGCGCTACCGGTTCCGCGTACCCCGAGGGCGGCTATTCGGTCCTGTACCGCGAGGTGCCCCTCTCGCCGGAGGAGCTGGACGCTCGCCGGAAGCACGCTCTCGAGATGCTAGCTGCCGGCCTAATGGACAAGGTCGAAGCTATTCGCATGTTCGGCAACCTGAGCGAAGCCGATGCCGTCGCGAAGCTCGCGAAGCTCACGCCGATAGAGGCGACGACGACCACCGGAGCGGCAACCATGACGAGCGCGGAGCAGACGCCGTCGCCCGCACCGGTGGTAACCGACGACGGCCACGCCCGCGCGATGGACGACGCAGTGGAGGAGCTCGACGCCGCGACGTCTGCTCTACAGGCGCTGGCCTCTACGACGCGCGACGTCGCCTCCCGCGACATCCTGCGGGCCGTTCTGGAAAGCCTCGCCGAAGCCAAGGGCTACCTCACGGGTGAGGAAGTCGAGGCCGTCACCGAGCTGGCTGGCGAGGAAGAGGACGTCGTGGAGGACGAGGTCGTCTATGCCGTTCCTGAGTGACCGGCAGCGCAGCTATCTAGAGCGCGAGCACCCCAAACGTCAACTCGCCATCTGGGACCGTGCCCAGGGCGCCAACAAGGAGCAACCATGAGTCAGGACATCGAAGCGCAGGGCGGCGCGGAAGCGCGCATTCGTCAACTCGTCGAACAGGTCAAAGCGCTGCAAGGCCGCGTCGCGGAGCTTGAGCCGGCGGCAGCTGAAGTCGGCAGCTACCGCACCCAGCTCGAGGAGCTCAAGGGCACGACGAAGGCCGAGCGCGAGGCGCTGCGCCTGGAGCGTGAGATCTACGCGTCGGGCATTACCGAGGAAGAGGGCATCGAGTACGTTCAGCACGCCTACTCGAAGCTGGCAGCGGACGCACGCCCGCCCATCGGCGAGTGGCTGGCCAACCGCGAGGCGCTGCCCCGTGCGGTGCGCGCGTACATGCCCGAAGCCGGGACCGCCGCGCCTGCCGCAGCCGCTCCCGAGACGTCGCGTATGCGCCTGCCGGCATCCAGCGCGACGACGCTTCCCAACCCGACGGCAGCGCCTAGCGTGTTCTCGATGGAGTCCATCTCGAAGATGACCGCCGCCGAACTCCGGGCCAACATGGCGGCGATTACGTCCACGCGGTAGGGTGACGGTGAGGGGAATACCTTCACGCGCTCGTGGCAAGCTCACGTAAAAAGCGAAAGGCGCGGCAACCCATCGAACTCCTCTGGAGGCCATCATGGCTAATATCGATTTTGCCGCACTTTCCGGCAATGCGCGTCTCTCGGCAGTCCTTCACCGCATGATCGAGCTCAAGCTCGCCGACCGTGCGGAACTCTACAAGGCTCCGCAGTTCATCAACTTCGGCACCCTCAACGGTACCGGCTCCAGCGCCCTTCAGGTGCCCGTCGTCGGCCTCGCCGGCACGGACCTCATGGCGGCGGTGGGCGACGGATCGAGCGTGGCGAACACCTCGATCACCTCGTCCGCTGCGACGATCACGATCGCTCGTCAAGCCTTGAGGTACGACATCACGGACCTGGCGTCGCTCACCGATCCTCTCGCCAGCGGCGCGGGCGTTGGCATCGAAGGCCTCGCGAACAGCATGGCGATCGCCTTCGGCATGCGCCTCACCCAGATGATCACGGCGCTCAGCTCGGGCCTCTCTCAGAGCGTCGGCGCGACGACCGTCGCTCTTTCTGTGTCGACCTTCTTCGACGCGATCTACAAGCTTCAGTTGCAGTCGAACGACGGCGAGTTCGCCGCCGTGTTGGCGCCTCAGCAGATCAACCACCTCATCAACTCGCTCCGCAGCGAGACCGGCCCCGGTCAGTACGTGGCCGCGACGCAGGACCAGATCGCCGCGAAGGGTCAGGGCTTCCGGGGTATGCTCTTCGGCGTTTCTCTGTACACGTCGTCTACCGTGCCTTCGGCGAACGCCGGTGCCGACCGCCTCGGCATGATGACCGCCACGGGCGCCATCGGCTACGCGACCGGCAGCCCCGCCCCCATCCAGGGCGCCGGTGCGATCATCCTCCCCGCTGGCTCGCAGGTCGTCGTGGAACTGGAACGCGACGCAGCCTCGGGACTCACCAAGGTGATCGGCAACTCCTTCGCCGGGGTGGCCGAGATCCAAGACCTCAAGGCCGTCGGCATCCTGTCCAAGCTGGCCCCGTAGTCGGCTAGCCGCCTGACGGTGGCACTAGGGCGTCGGGGTGCTTACCTGTACCTCGACGCCCTTTCTGCGTCTGGAGCAACCATGAGCGCAACCTTTCAGACCTCCGCAGCCGGGCCGAGCATCCAAGGCCGGGCGGCAGAACGCCCCGGATCCATGCGGGAGCAACTGCCGACGCTCGCATCGCCGCCGTTCTGGTACATGCACCATCCCGCGCGCTGGCAGCTCGTGGACGGTGAGTGGCTGCCTCAACTGTCCGAGATGCGCTCGGACCCCGGCGTCAACCGTGTTGATAAGGACGGGAACACCGACCAAGCGGAACTCGCCTACCGTCGCAAGGGCTGGACGATCATCCCGTGGGACGTCGAACCGGGCGGCTACTGCGTCGCCTTCGAGGGGCATCGCGGCCCTGTGCACATGTCGAAGTGGGAGAAGCCGAGCGTGTTCGCGGGGCAGCTGACGATCAAGTCGGACGGTGCGGGCTACTGGTCGTTTTGTCGTCGCCTCCTGGCTGACGGCATCATCGCGCGCCCTGACGAGCGGTTCATCGACCTCATCATCGCGGACCACTCCCGGAAGGTCGACGACCTCCGTGGGCGGGCCGTCACCCAGCCGGCGGTGGCGACCTCGCTGAACATCGAAGAGGAACGCCTTGCCCTCATGCTCGCGGCTAAGGACCGACTGGTGAACCCGGCGGCACCGAAGGCGAAGAAGTGAGCGAGCTCGCGAAGCACCGTGAAGCAATGGAGCGCATGACAAGCCAGCTCGTGCGCTCGGGCGTACCGGAGCAGCGTGCACGCGAGGAAGCCCGCAAACGTGCGGCTGAGGCAGACCGTCAGGAACGCGATAAGCGGTGACGTAGGCAGGGGGGCACATGACGATCTCGGAGACGCTCTACACCGCGAGGTTCCGCGCACCGGACACCATCGCGCGGGCGACGAACCAGACGATCGAGTGCCCCACCTACCGGCTGGGTGCGGTCGCCACGCCCACAAGCGGTACGGTGTCTGTGTATCGTGCGGATCAGACGGTCGTGGTCAACGCCGCTGCCGTCTCCATCGCGCCGGGTAGCTGGGCGGAGTACACGATTAGCGGTGGCGTGACGTCGCCCCTCCAGCTCGAGGAGGGCTGGCTAATCGAGTGGACACTGACGATGCCCGACACGCTGCCGCACGTGTTCAGGCAGGACGCCGCGCTGGTGCGCCGCGAGCTCTCCCCCGTCGTCACAGACGCGGACCTCATCCGTCGGCACTCGGACCTCCCGCAGCTACTCGCCACGGGCGCGACGACCTTTCAGGACTACCTCGACGAGGCCTGGGCCACCATTATGCTGAGGGTCATCGCAAACGGTCGCAGACCCTATCTGGTGATTTCGCCGTCTGCCTTTCGTGACGTGCATCTCCTCCTGACGCTGCACTTCATCTTCCTCGACTTCCAGACGTCGGCAGGCGACGGCTCCCGCTGGCAGGCCCTCGCGGACTACTACCGTGCGGCCTACACCGAGGCGTACGGCCAGCTCAGCTTCGTCTACGATGAGAGCGACACGAACAAGGTCGACCCGACGCACCGGAAGAGCGGCAGCTCGCAGGTCTGGCTGAACGGTCGCGGCGGCGGTAACTTCCTCGGGCTGCGGGGCTACTGATGGCGTCGAAGACCGTACGCCAGCTGCGCGAGGACGTCACGACGCGCATCGCCACGCTCGCTACGTGGAAGGAGTCGCGCGTCGCCCCGGGCAACTTCGGGCGAGACGCAGACCTAAGCTCGGGCGTGTGGTTCGTCGTGCACGTGTCTGAGACGCAGGACCTCCGGGCCTACCGGGGCAAGCCTGCCGAGGGCCTGCTAGTGGAGTCGAACCTCCTCGTGCGCTACTCCTGGCGGCTCGCGCCTAAGTCGATGGCAGATAGCTACGACGGCGCGCTAGACGGCGAACAGGCGGTGATAAACAAGCTCATGGTCTACGATGCGACGTGGCCAAGCTCCTACAAGTTCCAATTCGTGCGCGTTACGCGCGAAACAAACGACGTCGGCGAATGGGTCGTCGGTGCCGTCGAGTTCCGGGTAGTGCACACTCTTCCACTTCAGTGAGGTAGCCAATGGCCGCATCGACCGTAATCAAGAACTTCAGAGACGCAACCGTGCTCTTCGCAGACGGAACCACCCCGACGCCCCTGTCCGTCACGCTCTCCCTCGAGTCGGGCGACTTCTCGCTCACCGGTCTGAACCAGCTCAACACCGAGGCAACTACCTACCTCGATCGCGGGGAACTCGGGTCTGTGAGGCTCTCGTCACGCTCGTTCCCGTCGTTCAGTGTGTCGTGCCATATGGCAGACCTGAGTGATGCAACTGACAAACTCATCTGGGACGCCGTCAACAAGACTGGCGCGTTCCTCACGGCTCTGACAACCATCCCCGGCTCTGACGTCTACGGCCTCAAAATCACCCTCACCATTGAAGGGACAAATTTTGGGGATACGGCCGACCACGTCATTATCATGAATGGGTGTCACTGCACGATCGACTTCTCGGAAGGCGACCCCAACTCCTTCAGCATCTCGGGCACCGTGTACGGCGCTATCACCACGACCTAAGACGCCTGCGTGCGAGCTAGGCGCTCCCCGTGCTACGGTGCGGGGGGCGCTTTCGCGTCTCAACCAGGAGTAAACCATGACGACCGTACAACTCGGGACGCACACCGTCCCCCTCAAGGCCCCGGCCTCCTTCCTCGTGCGGCGAGAGATCGCGCTCGCCACCGGCACCAACCCTATTCGTGGCCTGTGTGCCGCGCTGGGCGTGTGCTGGGGCGGCAAGGCGCTGAGGGCGAAGTATAACTTTCAGCCCCTGCCCTACGGTGGCGAGGTGTTCGACGAGCTGATGGCGCTGGGCATTCCTGAGGCCGACATCTACGCTGCCGCGAGCAAGGCGCTGGAGCTCTGCGTGGACGTCCCCACCGAGGAAGCGGTCGCGCGTGCTGCGGGTTTTACGCCACCGCCGACGGAGGGCTCGACTCCGTAGCTCTGGAGATCGGGCTGACGTACTGCGGCGACCCGCAGGCGTTCTACGGGTGGACTGTTGAGACGCAAGAGCGCGTGCTAGGGTGGTGGCGGGCGAAGCACACGCCTCCCGCTAAGCCGAAGCGCGGGACACCGAAGCCGCGTCCGCAGGATACGGGGGACCCGTCGGCGAAAGCCTTCTGGGGGATCTAGGTGGCGAGCAGCTCGGCGACAGTGACCCTTGGTCCCGAGCTGCAACGCGCGGTGGACGAGCTCGTGCGCGACGTCGCCGGGGACGTCATCAAGATCGTGGAAGAGATCGCGAACGACCTGGCGAAGGGCGCGCGTGCCGATTGGTACAAAAACGTGCGCCGGAAGTCTGGCGAGTCCGGCAACAGTAACGACTACCGGATGGAGCTGCGCGGGACCTCTGTGCGCGGCATCGTGTACAACGGTGCCACGAAGAACCTGCCTCGCCGGCAGAAGTTCAACGGCGCGCCTGGTGGAACGGTGAAAGTGTATGGGCCGACGGAATACGGCTACTTCGTGCGTCGTCCGGGGCCGTTCTCGCGCATCTTTGTTGGGCTCAACTTCACCGAGTACTCAACGGTCATGTCGTACTGGCGGGCGAATGGAAGGCTACCGGACGGCTACATCGCACGCGCGATGGTTGACTCGAAGGGAAAAGAGCGCCCTATCGGCATCTCGAAGGAGACTGACAACCCCTTCCACGCCGACGGGAAGAACCTGTGGAAGGTGCTCGTCATTGACCGCAAGAAGGCGGCTATCGAGGCACGCCTAGACGATCTCGATAAAGCCCTACGGGCCAGCGCCGCCCGCTTCTAGCACAGGGAGCTACCATGCCTACCGCAGAACTGACTATCGCCGCTGACCTCGCGGGCCTCCGCAAGCAGCTTGAGTCCATCCCTGGGATGACCGCTGAACAGGCGCGGAACATGACGCGGGAGCTAAACAAGTCCTTTAAGGCTGCGGAGAACGCCGCGAAGAAGGCAGGCGAGGCCACGAAGGCCAGCATGGAGCAGGCCGAGAAGGCCACGCGCGGAGCTGCGGACGCGACCAAGGGTCTAGAGGATCGCTTTGGAAAGGTGGGCGGCGCGGCAAGCAAGCTCGCTGGTGGGCTGGACCTCATCGCGCCGGGACTAGGTGAAGTCGGTCGCGGCATCGCCGACCTGGCGGACGTCGGCGAGGTGGCCTCCGGGTCTATGGGCATGTCGGGCCTCGCTGGGTCTGCCGCCGCGCTGGCTGGCCCGCTCGCTCTCCTCGCGCTGGTAATCTCACCGCTCGTGCTCGCGTTTATGGTCGAGAAGAACGCCGCGGACGACGCCGCCGAAGCCCTTGGCAGGTACGAGGAAGCGACGAAGAACGCAGCAGCGGCGAACGCAGAGTTCGACACCGCTATCGGCGACGTAAACGACCAGCTCAAACTCATCTTTGGGCTGGAGACGCAGAACGAGCAAGGCGCGAGGAAGTCAGAGGCCGCGCTGCGGGCGAAGGTCACAGCCGCGAACGCATCGGCACAGGCGCTCATCGACGAGGCCAAAGCGCAGTCGGCCGCGGTAAAGGGCGCGGCGCTAGTCGACGCTAGCCGTAAAGCGGTCGGCAGCGAGGCTATCGCCCAGTACGCAAAGATGAACGCCGTGGTCGACGAGCAGACCGCCATCATCGCGGCGAACAACGAGACGGTAGAACTGTCGGTCGAGGTCTTCAAGGCGAAGGCCAAGGCTGACGACCAAGCGGACGCCAACGCCAAGCGCCGCGCCATTTCCGAGAAGGCCGCGGCCGAAGCTACCCGCCGCGCTGCCGAGGCAGAGCAGCGCGCGGTCGAGGCCCTCGCGGCTCACCAAGCGATGCTTGCACCGTTGCTCGCTGCCGAGAAGCAGATCGAGAGCCAGCGCGTGAACGAGCTCGAGCAGTCGGGCCAGCTCGCGGAGCAGCTGGACGAGCTGCGTGCGCTCAAGCTCGAGCTCGCCGCAGCTGGCAAGCTCAGCGCGGAAGAGAGCGCGAAGTTCGCCGCCACGGAGAAGGCGCTCGCTGCCGACCTGACGACGGCGCTCCTCGAGGAGGAAACAAAGCGTCAAGCGGGCATCGATGCCATCGCGGAGAAGGCGAAGGCGAAGTCAGACAAGGCAGCGGCTGAGACTAGAGCTGCGGAAGAAGAGGCGACCGCGTCGCGCGTGCAGGCCATTGCTCAGGTAGCGGACGTCGTCGCGCAGTACACGCAGTACTCCCTTGACCAGGACGTCGCGGCCTACGAGCAAGCGCAGGAAGCGCGCAACAACCTTGGCAAGAACGCCACGAAGGCCGAGAAGGACGCAGCAGACGAGCGCCTCCAGATCACGCGCGCAGCAGTCCGCAAAGCCTTCCTAATCGACAAGGCCGCGAAGATGGCCAGCGCCGCAGCCGCGACCGCGCTCGCCATCGTGCAGGCGCTCTCGTCCGCGCCGCCCCCTTTCAACTTCATCGCGGCTGGCGCAGTGGGCGCGGCGGGCCTCATCCAGCAAGCCGCTATCGCATCGCAACAGCCTAGCTTCCACGCCGGCGGGTTCGTCGGTGGCATGGCGCCGGACGAGCAACAGGCGACGGTACGCCGCGGCGAAGCCGTCCTCAACCCAGCTGGCCGTCGTGCGATGGGCGACGATGCGATCCGTGCGGCGAACGGTGGCATGGGCGGTGGGCAGACCATCGTGGTGCAACAGGTCTACCGGCATCGGGTCTTCGACTCGTTCGTGCGCGATAACCTTCGCACGCGCGGGCCCCTGTCGCAGGCGTTAGGTGCGGGTAGCCGCGCCGGCCAGCGAAGGAGCTAGAGCACATGGGCACCGCATACACTCCCGACGCCCTCCGAGGGATCTTCATCCGGGACCCTCGCCTCTCGCCAGGGAAGACGGGGGCAGGGTCTAGCTACACGCAGGCCGTGCCCCAGCCGGGCGTCCCGCAGCCCGTAGCAGCGTCCATGCTGACGCTTTCGACAAGCGGCGAGCAGGTCAACGGGACGACGGTGGAGATCCAGACCACGCGAGCCGGCGGGGCCGTGACCACGGACGCCATCCGTGCGGGCGGGTTCGCCTGGCGTGAGAGCGGTGGGGCGTGGCAGGGCAAGGATGGCCCCCTTGGCTACGCGGGCTTCGGGACTGTGCACACGTGGTCGGCTAGCGGCACTGCGGACCTGTACACCTACCCGCACGTGCTCTACACGAGCGCAGGTACGCGCCTCGTGGCGACCCAAAAGACGACCTCCATAGGCGTGCTCCAGACCCTGCGCGTGCATCGCCTCACCCAGCTGGGTGCGGTGACGAGCGTGGACGTTGTGTCGAGCGCCGTCTCAGGCCAGCCTCTGCACTCGTGCCTCGTGGCGCTGCCTGAGTCGCGTCTGCTCCTCCTCGCGTACTACGACGACCTGCCGAGCGCGGGCGCGCAGGTCCGCGCCTACCTCAGTGTGGACGACGGCGTGTCGTGGGCCCTTCAGGCGAGCGCGTGCCTGCCTGCCTACGTGGACACGACCACGGTCACGGCTCGCCGGCTCCGTGCCTGCTACTACGGTGGGCAGGTCCTGATGATGCTGGCCGTGCGCGTGCCTGCGGCGACTGTGCCCGACACCCTCTGGCAGTACGCGAGCATCGATGACGGCGTGTCGTTCGCGTTGATTGAGGCCGTCGCCGGGACCAGCGCGACGAGCACGCACACGGGCGGTGTGCACGACATTGTCGCCATCCCTGACGTCGGCTTCGGGGTGGTCTACTGCGGGTCCTCCCGCACGAACTACGGTGCGAACTCCGCGACGCTGGCTAAGCGCCTCGGGAGCGCCTACTCGCGGTGGTCGGACATCGACCCCGTCGCGGTGGGCCTCCTCGCGCCGGCCACCACGCTCAGCGCAGGGAACCAGCTGAGCGACGACACCGAGCTCTGCGCGAGCGTGGACGATGACGGGCAGATCTACGCCTTCGCGCCCAACTCCGGGAACTCCTCCCGCGTGCGTCCCGCGCGTAGCTCGGACGGTGTGACGTGGTCTGTGCTCGGACAAGCTGCGAACCTTGTGCATAGCCTCGACTTCGACGGCCAGCGCCCCTCGTCCATGACCTGTGCCTGGTACGCGGGCGCACTCCATCTCGTGCACTCGGTGGACAGTACGACCATCTACGACGCGCAGCTCGCGGACAGTGTGCTCGCCGGGTACACGGCAGCGACGCTCCCGATGCTGCCTGCCGTACAGGACGGCACCGACTACTCGGCAGGGTCCTACATGACGTGGATCCCGTACTGGGAGCCGTCGACGCTGGCGTGGACAGTAGCGACGACAGGCGCTCCGACGACGACCCTCACAGGCGGCGCGATGCAGATCAGCGCGGGCGTAGCCGAGGTGCGGACCTACACCGACACGCGCACTACGGCGCTCACGGTAGCGCACACCGTGCAATGTCTGTGGGAGGTGGACCCCGATAGCGGCAACGCGACGGAGACGACCCTGACGGCGCACATCGCGACGTCGTCCTACCGTCTACGGGTCCGTGTCACGACGACGACGGTAGTCGCCATCGATGATGTCTCCGGCGCGACCCTCATGAGCTACGCGAGGACGGCAGGGCAGTACGTGCACATCAGGGCGTTCGCGTCGAACCTCGGCAGCACGGGCCGATGCACGGTTTGGGTCGACGAGCTCGACGGCCCCAGCGCCATCACGCGCGGGTACGTCCGCATGGTGGACACGACGCTGACGGACGGCGGCGCTACTGCCGCAGCACAGTCGGTCAGGTTCGGGCAGTCTGGCGTGGGCGTGTCGAACTGGCGCTACGTCGCGTGGCAGGCGTCGTCGCAGATGACCTCGCCGCATCAGCTTGTCATCCCCGCCGACCTCAACGGCGTCGACTTTTCGACGCATCCGCTCACGCTCTCGCAGGGCCTGCGCCTCCGTGCGGTCGGTGGGCCTGCCGTGCTCGGCGACTCGTGGAATGTCTACGCCCGCTACGGTCACGGCATCGATGCGCTGGACTCGCCGTCGCCGTCGGTGCGCTGGCGTAGCGTGGACAGTCTCAGCGCCCAGGTGATGGTCTGGGAGACGGACACGACCGCCGGCAACGTGTCGCAGGCGATGGGCAGCATGGGCGCGCTCTACATCGGCGGCGCCAACTTCCGCACGGCCACGCTCGAAGGCCGGGACGCCTTCGGTGTCTACGTCGCTATCGGCACGTGGGACGCATCGTCAGGGCAGGCGGCGCTCGCGTGGAACCGACGCGGAAACCTCGTCTCCCCCTCGTCTACCAACCCGTCCTCGGGCGTCTACTTCTACCCGCACGCGGCGATGAACTCCGCACGGTTCACGTTCGACACGGCAGCGGGGCCGGTGCGTACCATCCAGTACCAGACCGAAGGGGCGTGGTGCCAGCAGAACACGAAGCACGCGCGCCTCGCTGTGTACGGCGACGTTTCCGCAGTCGGCATCTCGGGGACGACGGGCGCGCTCGTCTCCCCCGGCGGGTTGCTTGTCTGGAACAACGACCCTCTTTACTCCGCGTTCCGTCTGACGATCCCAGTGCAGCCGGTAGCCGAGGCGTATTACGAGATGGGCGTGTGCCTCATCGGGCACCTCGCGGTGTTCGGTCGCCGGTACAGCTGGGGCCGCGCGCTCCAGACGCAGCCGAACACGGAGCTTCGCACCGGCTCTAGCGGGCGCCGGACCTCGCAGGTAACGGGGCCGTCCCGGCGGTCGGTTGAATTCGGGTGGTCGGACGCCTCGGACCAGAGCGAGCTGGGCCTCGACATGACGACGACGCAGCCTGACTACGTGGTCGGGTCGAGCACATTTAGCCCCGACCCGGTAGCCGCGGCGAAGGACGGCCCCGGCCTCATTCGCGGCATCGTCGACCATCTCAACGGCAGCGCCGAGCCGGTGGTGTACGTCGCGTATCTGCCTCGCGTCGCGCTGAACACGGCGCAGATGGTGGTGCACGACGACCTCCACCTCTACGGGCGCATCGTCTCCGACGTCAGTATCGAGACGGTGCAGGGCAGGGAGTGGGATGGCAAGGGCAACACGGGCGAGATGGTGCGGACCTCCAGCATCCGTCTCGAGGAGGAACTGTGACCGACCGATGGACGCCTAGCCAGCTCACGGGGACGCTCCGGTGGGTCCTGTCTCTCGAGTACGCCGGGGGCACGTGGTACCTAGGGCAAGAGTCGATCACGATCGACGACGGCACAGGCGGGACGATCGTCATCTCGGACGGTCTGCTAGACCTTGCCGACACGACGGAGACGCTGGACCTCTGGAGCACGGACTCCCCCAGGCGCAGCGTGCCCGTGGAGTTCGACCTCGGGATCGACGTCGCCACCCTTATCGAGCAGGGTCACGACCTCGCCGGCTGCGTAGCCGAGCTGGCCCAGCTGGCCGATGGGGACGACTGGTCCGCGCGTCGCCCGTTCGTGGTGGGCCGTCTCCAGGAGCCTCAGTACGGCGCCGACGGGGAGGGCGTGCGGGCGTCCATCGAGCAGGATGTGCTCTCGTCGGATGAGACGATTGAGGTGTCCACGGTCATCGGACAGGATGTTCTAGACGTCCTTGTGGCTACCGGGACCTACATCGTCTACGTGGTCGATCCGACTGCGGGGCTAATCGCGCCGACGTATGACCATCCTGCGCCGGTCATCATTGGTACGCCAGGCGGCGGCACAACATCTGGATCTAGGACGCAGTACGTCGCGTACGTCGAAGACGCTTCAACCGGCGCAATCTCGCTCGTGTTTCTGCTCGCGGGCCACGCCGTCGCGGCCACCTCCGTCACGCTGACGAACACCAACGACGGCACGAGCGGCGTAGCAACCGTGAGGAACCTCACAGTCAGTAATACGCAGATCGCAATCGGCTTGTATGCGCTCGCTGCTGCCACGCTGAACTACCTAGGCCCGATCACGGCAACGTGGGACACCGGCGGTGGCCTACTGGACGAGACAGGCGGCGTGCTGAAGACTGCGGGCGACTACCTGGCGTACCTACTGCGCCTCACCGAGCAGCAAGTCGATCACGGGCGCACCAACGCGGCGCGAGATGCCCTGCGTGCGTTCCGGGTGGGGACGTACCTAGACGAGTCCACCGTCATCGCGGACTACATCCGAGAGGCGATGCTGGACATCGTGCCCGTGTCGCTCGCAGTAGGTCCTCGCGGTGTCTACCCGTACGTGTGGCGCTGGGACGCGACCTCTGAGGACGCCGTAGCGCACTTCGACGTCACCGAAGATCCCGACATCGAGCGCGAGGGCCTAGTCACGTACGAAGACGCCGACCGCATCGTGAACACTCTCCAGCTCCTCTATCAGTGGAACCCGCAGACGGAGGCGTACGGTGCGGAGATCTGGGCGGTGGGCGACCCTGCCTCCCGTCCTCGTGGTCTGCGCTTCGGTGGGTCCACGGCTACCCTCACGCGCAGCTACTGGGCCGACCCCGTCCTCGCGACGTCGGTTGGGCGCTACGGCATCCGGCGCGAGACGCTTGAGACGGCCATCGTCGCGGACGTACTGACTGCCGAGCACGTTCTGGCGTGGCGCTCTCGCCGGTGGGCGCTGCCCTCGCGCGTAGTCGAGTACACGTGTCCCCAGCGGTGGGCGTGGATTGAGCCGGGGGACTTCGTGACGGTCACCGATCCGGAGCTTGCGTGGTCCGAGCGTCTCTGTCTGGTGCAGTCCCGCGCGTGGGCCTCGGACGGGTCCGTGCGATACACTCTGCGCGTGCAGGAGGGCTAGGGCATGGCGACCGCGACTCACACTCAGTTTGGTAGCCGTACACGGCTCACCGTGACGGGCACTCTGACGAGCTACGCAGCCGGCACGCGCTTGGCTATCGAGACGACCGGCGGCACATCGCTTGTCCAGGTCCTCCGGGTCAAGCTACAACGCACCGCAGGGACCGCCGCGACCTTTACGCCGCGCATCTTCTCGACGTCGGGCGGTACGGCTGGCACGGTCGCGCAGCAGTTTGTGGGCTCGTCCACGGCGGTCGCGGACCTCTTCGACGTCGTGTGCTCGGGCGTTGTCTTCGACACCGATGGCGGCGGCAAGCTCTACCTTGAGCCCGGTCCCGTAGCTGGCTCGGACAACGCCTTCAGCTACGAGCTCGTCCTTGAGGTGCTCTGATGGCGACGCAGGTATCCCCTAGTGTCCCCTCCACGGGCGGCACCTCGACTAGTGCCGAGTACATGCTCGGGGCGTTCGGTGATGGCAGCGACGGCAACTTTACCTACACTCCCGGTACCTACACAATCAACAGGGAGTGGAACTACCAGGACCTCACCATCCAGGCGGGCGCGACGGTCAAGCCGGCAGGCTTCCGGATGTTTGCGCGGGGCACGCTCACGAACGCAGGCTCGTTCAATGACGATGGTTTGCCCGCGACAGGCGCGACGGCGGGACTTGCGCTCACAGCTCGTCAGTTCCTTGGTGGGGCGTCGGGTGTCGGCGCGACAGGCCGAAGCACGACGGGCGTGGGCTCCGCTGGCGGCGCCATCACCTCGAGCAGCTACCAGTCCACGGGTGTGTTGCCGACCGGCGGCGCTGGTGGGCAGGGCGACGGCGGCAACCTCGGCGGCGCAGGCGGGTCCGCCACTGCGGGCTCTTCCCGATGGGCCTCCCTCCTCGGCTACGGTCGCGGTGCAACGGCGGTGAACGGTGGCTCAGGCGGCGGCGCTGGCGGTTGCCAAGTCGGCGTCGGAACCGCGACGTCCGGCGGCGGCGGGTCGGGCGGCGGCGATGTCTACATCGCGGCGCGGTTTATCGTGAACACGGGCACCATCTCCACTATCGGCGGGGCCGGTGGAGCGGCGGTCGCCACAGGTACTGGAGCGGCTGGCGGTGGCGGTGGTGGTGGTGGTGGTCACGTGGGCATCATCACCCAGACGCCTAGCGCCTCCATCGGCGGCACCCTGTCGGCAGCCGGTGGGGCCGGTGGCGCTGCGGCTGGCACCGGTAGCGTCGGTGTCTCCGGAACCGCTGGGTCCGTGTCCTACCTTATCCTCGCGTAGCCTGGAGATCCGCCATGACGTCCCTCATCATCCCCGACGGCTTCCCCGTTGAGACTGCGACCGAGCTCGCGATCGCCAACGGGTGCGCTGGCTACTATACGGGCACCCCGCCCAAGTGGGTGGTCATCTCTGGGGAGCAGGGCTGGACGCTGCCGTGCCTGGTTGTGACCGACGAGTACGACACCGTCCTTTCGTGGTCGCCGGTAGCCTGACATGGCGCTCGTCCCGCTCTACCGTGAGGCCTCTACTGGCGCCGTCGTCGGCAAGCTGAAGGCGGGGCAGAATGTCACCTTTACAGAGGCGACCGTCTCCGGAATGCTGGAAGTGACCGTTGCCGCATCGGGTGGCGGCGGCGGTGGCACGCCTGCGACTACGGTCGTTTCGGGTACGACGCCGGGCCTCCAGCCTGTGGTCGGCGTGTCGACAGACTACGCACGCGGGGATCACTCGCACGGTACGCCCTCTGTGCCCGCGCACACGGCTCTTAGTGCCCTCGCGTGGGCATCGGCAGGGCATACGGGCAGCGCGACCGCCATCGCGGCGTGGGACGCAGCCGGGGCCGCTTCCGTGGTACAGGCCACGGTAAACGAGACGATGCTAGTGCGCCGCGCCGGGACGCTCCAGTGGGTGCCGCTCCTGGTAGCGATGTCTGTCCTTGATGGCGAGCTAGTTCTAGAAGGCGGCGTCCTCTACGGGACGAGCGCAACTGTCTACACCGGGACGATCCTATGAGCCTCGCCGCCCTGCATCACCGCAAGCTCACGACCGTGACCGCCGCGTCGGGCGGCATCGTGGACATGCTCAACGCCATCTGGGCAGCCGTCCAGCCGAGCGTCACGACCTACACCGACGGTACGACGCGCGTGTTCACGCCGGGCGGCACAGGCTGGACATGGTCCCGCTACCAGCTCGCCGGTGTGACGCAGGCTGTCTACGCCTCGCCGCCAAACGGCGCGCTGAACCAGCGCATCATCATCGCAGGCGCGACGACGACACCCTCGCCGTCCCCGACAATGATTATCGACACCTATGTAGCAAACCGTCTGCATATTGGTATCAACAAGAATAGCGGCATCTTTAACGCGTGGAACGCAGCGCTCCCATTTACGTCTGGCCAATGGTCGGGGTACGTCGCGCTCGCTGCGGCCAACCCGCTTCTCCCGGTCGCCTTCTCCATCCTTGAGACGGAAGAGACGGTACAGATTGGCGTGCTCACCGGCTCTGCTGGCGCGATGTACGGTGCCGGCCTCGGCGCGCTTATCGACCCCGACACCGGGGACGCCGTCGATGCTGAGAGCGACGGGCGCGTGTATGGCATGTGGACGGTCGGCACCTCGACGCTGGCGACGGCGATGCTCAACTCCGCAGTGATCAACGTGTTCATGGGGCACGGTGGGAGCGCGACCAACGCGCACTTCCTGACGTTTACGCCCGGAAACGGCACGATGGTTGCCACGCTCCGCGACAGTGTTCTTAGCTTGCAGACCGCCGCAACCCGCACGACGCGCGCCGGGCGCTTCCCCGCAACCGTCATGTACGCCAACTGCACGGCGAACTGGTGCGGACGTATTCGCGAGCTGCGCGTGATCCGCCCTTCGTCGTTCGGGCAGCGCGTGGACTCGGCAGGCGTGAACAAGGGCTATGTCTTCAGCTTCTCCACCATCTCAGGCGGGGACTCCGTCCTCATGGAGTACTGACGTGACCTACACTGAGCAGATCGAGCAGTACATCGTGTACTACCCGGAGACGGCCTTCGCCTCCCTGCCCGTGACCTGTGGCGTGACGACGCTGCCCGCGTATCCGCACGTCCAGGTGCACGTTTGGGCGGAGGACTACTGCGAGCTTGAGGACGGGACAGGCGGCGATATCGCGCGGTTCCGGCTCGTCGGTTAGTCGGCCTCTGAAGGGAGGCTAGATGCCTGACTCAGCTTCGCCGCGCTGGACCGATCGCCTAGTCTCTGTGCCCGTGTGGGCCGTGATGCTTATCGGCGCTGCGACCGTCGGCGGTACCGGCCTCGCGGGCGGCTACTTGTCTGAGGCTAAGGCCGCGCCGGCTATCGCTGCCGAGGATGTGACCGATATGCGGGCCATCCTCGCGCGCATTGATGGGCGTCTAGAGGGGATGGAGCGTCAGGCAGCGACCCTCGGTAGCGAGCTCGTGGCGCTGCGCCGGGACGTCAACGCACTACGCGCGGACGTAGACTTGCTCCAGCGCGGTCGCTAGTGGACCTCGACACTAGCCCAGAGGTCGTCCCCCTGGTGACTGATGACGCCATGCTGGTGGAGGGCATTGACGCGCACGAGCTGCCCTCCGTGGAGGGGTTCAGCTCTCTCTACGACACGCAGAGCGGGACCATCACCGCTATCGTGTTCGGCCTTGGCGTCGTCGTCGTCGTTCAGCTCCTCGTGGGGCGCATCTTCTCGCGTGCAAAGTCCATGATCGAGGCGCTCACCTTCTTCGCGACGGCGATGGTTGCTTTCTTGGTGGCCGTCTACCTCTGCGACCTGTTGATCGCCGGCCCGGATGTGCTCCTCCTGCGGGCTGGCGAGCGCGCGGATATCGTCGGCTTCGTGAAGGATACGTGCCTAATGGTGTTCGCTTACTTCTTCGGGACGCGGTCCAACGGAGCCTCGAATGACGCTCACTGAGCACTTCAGCTTCGAGGAGCTCACTCGCACGGGCAAGTCGGACCTACAGGACGCCAACCGGCGCGAGGCGCGCGATTACTACGACCGGCTCAAGCTGGTCGCGCAGATGCTGGAGGTCATCCGGGCGAAGTTTGGGGCCGTGCGGGTGAACTCCGGCTTTCGAGGCCCTGCCGTGAACGCTGCCGTGGGCGGGAGCGCCACCTCCCAGCACTCCAAAGGCGAGGCCGCGGACATCGTGTGCCCTGCCGTCACGGTGGACGAGCTGCACCGATGGATCGTGTGCGAGAGCGGGATCGCCTTCGGGCAGTGCATCCTTGAGAAGCCAGGCGGGAGCGTCTGGGTGCACATTAGCCTCGGTGCGCCCTACCGGGACCCGAAGAAGTGCGGGGAAAGCCTCGCGTACGACGGCAAGACCTACACGCCGAAGCGTTACTAGGTCCTTTAGGGGACCCCTACCCCAGAAAGGCGACGCGCTTCCCCGGCATGGTGTCGAGGCGGCGCGTCGTCTCGCTATGGGGTACGCTACCGGTGCGCTTAATCGGGCGCACGATGCCCTCGGCGTCTCCGGCATGGTGTCGGGGCAGTCGGGGGCATCGAACAGGAGGACCATGTACGACCCTGCCGAGCTCCTGGAGCTGCCTACTGAAGTGCTCGCCGTGATTACCGAGATGCGGGCCGCGACCCGTGCGAGCAGCGACGGCGGGACCAAGGTCACGCGCGCGGAACGTAGGCGTATCGTGAAGGCTGCCCTTCACCTCGCGTACGTCCTCACGCGCGACGCGGTGGACTAATGGCCGTCACCCTCGCGCCTACCCACCTCCCGCACGTGCAGGTCATCACGACGGGCACGTCAAACATCGTCACGCAGGTCAACCTGCCGACCCTGACGCACCTCGCACTCAACCTGCACAACAGGGACAACGCGACGAAGCACGCGATGGTGTCCTTCGACCAGACGCTGACGGACGGCGGTGCGGCCCCGGCTTCCGGAGCGTGGACCATCGACAATTACCTAAACTACAACGTCAATGGAAACGGCGCGAACGGGGCGGCGAGCATCACCAAGATGTTTCTCTTTTCGCCGTCCCACAACGCCGTGGTGATTGAGCTTTTGCTTCAGACCGCGAAGCCGGCGAACTAGGGCTTGTTCGCGAAGGTGGCGAGCTGCGCGCGGTCGTGCAGGAGGGCGGCTTCCTGCTCCTCCGCGTACGCCTCCACCTCGTCCAGCTGGACCATACACGCCTCGACGGCTTGCTGGTGAGCGATGCGACGACCGTGCGCGTACTTGATCCGCAGCTCGTTCAGCCTGTGCCGCAGCGCGTTCGACGAGATCAACGCCATCGCACACCTCGCGTCGCCTTGAGCTCGAAGCCCTCGGGGAGCGCGGCGCCACCCTTGGCAGCACGAAGAGCGGCGGCGCGGTCCGGCTCCACCTTGACCCGACGCCAGTGCTCGGGCCATTCGGACACCTCTTCGGGGCCGACGATGCTCACCGTCTCCGCGAGCCACGCACTGTAGGTCGGACCCTTCACCTTGCTCTCCTCGCCCATTGCCTCACGCGCCAGGAGGAGGCCGGTGGCAAGGGCCTTCACGTGCTCGGACACGTTCTCGGCGGTCTTTCTCTTCGCGCGGAGCCGGCGCTCTTCCGCCTCGAGGAGCTCGGCTTCCACCTCCATGCGCCTCACCAGGTGCATACAGGCGAGCACCTTGTCCTCGGACTCCTCGATCCATCCCACGAGAAACGCGGCGGTGTCCTCCGAGATGAGCCCGGAGTTCTCATCGATCTCCATCTGGACGCGGGCAGCGCCGCGCATCAGGTCGTACGTGCTGGACATGTCTACTCCTTAGAACGGGAAGCCGGGTGCGTCTTCATCGGTGGGCGCGGGTGCGTCAAGGAGGGGGCCGCGCGTCTGAGGCACGGGACCGCGGGCCTTCTCCCCGTACTTCCAGATGACCCCGCCGCACGCCTTGTCGCGGCACTTGAAGTCGGGCGACTTCGGGTTCGCGTCGCCACTCAGCTTCTTCGGGCGGTTGTCCCACATCGTCCCCGAGCACGTAGGGCAGGACGGGTCGACGCTGGACAGGGCAGGCGCGATGCGCTCGACACTCTCGACACGCCCACCCAGAGCGTCGGCCACACGCTGAACAGGGGCAGGGACGCGCTGAGCGGGCGCGTATTGCGCGGCGGGCTGACTGCCGGCCTGTCCATCGTCGTCCTCAGGCGAGACGCCCACGGCGGCAGCGAGGCCGTACCGGCGCAGGTAGGTCACGACCGACCCCACGGAGGCCGGGCTGGCGTCGCGGGGGAGTGCCGAGCACACCGAGCTCATGTGCTGGCCCGACTTGTGAAGAAGAAAGGTCGTCACCGTGACGCTGCCGTCCTCCAGGCGACCCGGATGCTGGGAGACGGCGAGGCCGTTGGACGACAGAGCGACGCGACAAGCGTCCCAGGTGCTCGCGAGGTCAGCGTAGGACGACTTGAACGCGGGGTTCGTGCGGTCCTTGACCGCTCCCTGCATGGAGCCCTGCGCGAGGGCGAGGGCGGTGGCGAGCTGGTCCAGCTCGGGGGAGTGCGATGTCATGCGGATACCTCGGTGGCGGGGGCGAAGATGAAGATGCCCGAAGGCGTGCGGTGCATGAGCTGGCCGCGCATCGGGCCGGCCTCCCACTCCCAGCCGAGCATAGTGGCTCCCTTGGGCGGTGCCTTCAGCGCGACGGTGGACGCGGTGATGGAGTAGCTGACTACGCCGATGTCCTCAGCGTGGTGCTCGAGGAGGAAGGTGAGGAGGTTGGAGAGGCCGAGAGCGTGTGGTGTCATGGCCCCACCCTATGCGAGCCTTGCGCTAAGCGCAACTGCACTATAGTGCAGGTTCATGTTGCACCCTACCCTCGGCACCTTGATCCGCGTCCATCGCGAGACGCTGGAAATGTCACGCGCGGAGCTGGCCCGTCAGGTCGGTGTCGCCGGCTCGCAGGTCACGCGCTGGGAGGCCGGCGAATACAAGCCGTCGCTCACGGCGATGGTGGCGATAGCTCGCGCGCTGGACATCCCGGCGGTGGAGCTCATGGCCGCAGCTGCCGTGGATGTGCCGTGACCTCGCTGGTCGCGGAGTGGTCCCCGCGCGTGAACGAGCCTGCCCTTGTCTGGCACGAGCCCGCTTTCTACTGCGGGTGCCGCTACGTCACCGCGACCGGGGCCGTCGTCGAGGTCCCGCGCGTGAACGCCGGCTGGCATGGACAGAGGAAGATGGCCGCGTGGGTCATCGCCACTGCAGTCGCCGAGGCACGCCGCCGGCGCAACGGCTGGCTGGCTGACAGGTGGGAGAGCGAGGCACCGAAGACCATCCCCGGCAGCGTCCAGAACGAGATGAGCATGTACGTCCTTCAGGACGCTCGGAGACTCGCGTGACCATCGGCTACACCATCGGCCTCGTCCCTCGCGGCGCATCCCGTCCCCGAGCAGCTCGAGGAGGTGGGCGCGTCTACATGCCTCCCGAGCATCGCGCGTGGATGGAGGCAGCGGTCGTCATGCTGCGTGAGCAGCGCCAGGGCGAGCCCTTCGCGTGCCCTGTGGCCGTGGAGATCGTGGCGTACTGGCCCCTGCCGAAGTCGCGCCCTGCGTGGTGCACGCGGGAGCGATGGAAGGACCGCGTAGCTACCCTCGGCATCCCCTACGCCACGAAGCCCGACGCCGACAACGTGGCGAAGATCGTGCTCGACGCGATGGTTGAGGCCGGCATTCTGGAGGATGACCGGTTCGTGGTTCAGCTCAGCGTGGTCAAGCGGTGCGAGGTGGGCACCGCGCGCATCGATGTGTTCGTGGAGCCCTGCTAGAAATCTTCGCGCGGTCCCCTTGCGTGCTTCGCACGATATGGGTATTCCTTTGTGGTCGGGGATGGACCCCGGCAGGGAGTACACATGAGCCTCTACGACACGATCCGCTGCGCCTGGCATGACCCGGCGTTTCTTCTCCGCGAGCACGACGACCTCATCGCGGCGATGGGCATCATGGCCCTCTTCTTCGTGTGGGCGGCACTGTGAGCATCCGGTGGGTGGAGACGGGCCTCGGCTGGAAGGCCGGGACCTCGAATAGCCAGGTGCTCCTCCTCGTGAACCGTGCTCACCGTGGCAACGGGTACGGCTGGACCTTCTCCGCGCTGGCAGCAGACGACGACGCGCGGGGCATGGCGCCCACCGACGTCGCCGCGAAGGCGCTGGCCGAGAAGGCCTATGCAAAGTGGATCGGGAACCGGCTCGGATGAGCACGCTCGTCAACATCATCGCCGCCCTCGCGCGGCTCCTGGGGAGATGGCCATGATCACGTGGAAGGAAGACGCTGACATCGAGGGATGGACGGGTGACATCGGTACGCAGTGGGTCCTAGAGATCTACCCGCACGCCAAGGACGGATGGTCGTGGACGGTCATTACCGACGACGCGGACCAGAACGTGCCCGAGGGCTGGGACCCGACGATCGAGGACGCGATGGCGCACTCGGAGAGCGCGTACCTCGACTGGCGCGACGTCATCGAGGGCCGAAAGCCCGTAGACGAGCACGACGAGACGGCAGAGATCGTCGCTGACGCAGTCGCTCAGGAGCGCGCCGCCGTGGTGGCGTTCCTGCGGGAGCAGGCTGGCCAGTGGGACCGCGACGCCGCGGGATGGTCTGCGCTGAACCACGCTTCAGTCATCATCGAGCGCGGGCTTCACCGTGCGGGGGAGGGCGCGTGACGAAAGCAAAGCGAGGGAAAGAGAAGCCGACGACAGACCAAGACGTATTCGATTGGTACCAAGCGGCGGTCATGGCCGCAGTCTCTGAGTTCTGTCGGCAGAAGGACATGCCTGCGGTAGCTCAATCGATCAACAAGGCGCAGACACATCCACGCTTCCACGAAATGCTCGCCGTGTTTCAACGCAACAAGGAGGGGGCATGACCCGCACCAACACCCCGTGGCGACCCTCTGAGTACGAACGCGCACGCCAGCTGCGTGAGACGGGCCTCACCTGGCGCGAGGTGGGCGAGCAGCTCGGGCGCAGTGAGGGCGCGATGCACTGCCTGCTAGCGACGCTGAAGGCGTCCGACTGGTCGGCGCTGGACATGCTGGCCGACGCTCAGCCGAAGCAGCGCACCGTGCCCAAGCACACCTACCGCGTGTGGCGTCCCAGCGAGCTTGCCAAGGCCCGCGAGATGCGCGCACGGGGGCACACATGGGTCGACGTCGGCGCGGCCCTCACGAGGCAACCGGAAGCCTGCGCGCAGTACGTCGCGGTGCAGAACGCCAAGGCGGCTATCGCGCAGGTCAGTGGCAAGCGGAGCGCGAAGTACGCGGCCCTAAGTGAGCACGAGCGCCGGCTGGTTGACGCCATGCTGAACGACGGGCTGGGTGTCCGCGCCATCGGGGAGCAGGTCGGCAGGAACTGGTACGTCATCTCGACGTACAAGCGGGCGAGGCACCTACATGCCCGGTAGACCGTGGACGCGCTCCCAGCTCCTCGAGCTGCGCCGGTTGCATGACCTAGGCACGCCGGCCCCGGAAACGGCCCGTCTGCTCAACAGGTCGGCTCACGCAGTTCGCACTCTCAAGGGCACGCTCGGGCTCCGCTTCTTCGTCCAGGTGACCGACGACGAGGAACAGGACGTCCGCGAGCTGCACGCCGGCGGCATGACGGACATCGAGATCGCGGACCTTAAGGGGCGGCACATATCGACCGTGCGCCGTATCCTCGACATCCACCTTGCGAAGAAGACGCGGTGGAACGAGGCCGACACGCGCTGGCTCTATCGGCTCCGGAAGGAGGGGCTCACCTACGTCGAGGTCGGCGCGAAGATGGGCCGCACCCCAAGGGCGTGTCTAATGCGCTGGATAAATTGGGAACGGGCTAAGGTGGAGAAGAGCAGGAAACGCGAGAAGGCGAAGAACGCGCGGCGGCGGGTAACACGGAAGCGCGAAGCCGAACCTGTAAGCCCTGCTTACTAGTTCCCGTGAACCGATAGGCAAAAGCTATTGGCGCGTCGGCGGGCAGTCCGGTAGGGATGGAGTGTCCTCGCCGGACGCGGGCTGATCCCCCGTAGGGGGGAGGGGCAGAGATGCCCTTCCCTCCGTCTCCCCGGCGAAGGCAGGCGAGTGGATGAACCGAGAATACGCGCTGCGGTATGCAGCGGCGGGGTTGCGTGTGCACCCGCTTTACGAGGTAGACCCCGGCACGCAGGTGTGCGCGTGCCAAGCGGGCGCCGCCTGCCCTGAGAAGCAGCGAGGGAAGCACCCGCGCCTCGGTGGCTGGCAGACTAAGGCGAGCACGGACCCGGACACCGTGCGCGCGTGGTGGACCAGCTGGCCGCGCGCGGGCGTCGGGCTGGCAACCGGCAGCGCCTCGCGGGTCTGGGTGCTGGACCTCGACGGCCCCGAGGCGGGCGCGTGGTACGAGGGCCAGCTGGCGAAGCACGGACCCTCCCCGACGCTGGGTGTGGAGACGGCGAGGGGCTTCCACATGTACTGGCGCTGGCCCGACGAGGGCGTCGTGCGGAACGCACAGGGACTACAGGCGGCGGGGATTAAGTCGGTCGATGTCCGTGGAGACGGTGGGTACGTCTGCGCCCCGCCCACTGTCCACCGGTCGGGCGTGGTCTACTCCTGGCGCACGGAGGCAGGGTTCACGCGTGAGATGGCGCAGGCCCCGGCGTGGTTGCTCGAGCTCGTCAAGGAGAAGCCGAAGCCGACACCGAAGCGGGCGATCCGTGTCGAGCCTCGCGTGCCGTGGACACGGGACGCCGCCGACCGAGAGCTGGCCCGGATGCTTCGCCTTGACCCGTCGGCCCGTGTCTCGCTGGGTGCCAGCATGGCCGGCGACGTCATCGAGGGCGCAGGGCACGTGCGCCATGTCAGGTGCCCGAAGTGTGGCGATAGGTCCGTGTGG